GCAGTTCCACTGTCTTTTTTGAAGAATAGGTTACCATCGTATGTGTTTAATGCTAACTCGCCAAGCGCAAGATCGCCTGTAGTTGGAGTTTTGCCTTGAACGGCACTTCGTTTAAGAACGACTGTATTAGCCATAATAACCTATTCTATGTAGAATTAAAACTTCCAGTATATACTGGGGTGGGAATTACACCCACCAAGTATTTAGTTCAAATTAATAAGTGCCACCATCGATGTTGAAACCATCGAGAGTAGATGTTCCAGCACCAGCACCAGTAATATTAATACCAACAAACATTGATTTAGCAACAGATAAACCACCAGACAATACAGCTGCAGCAGTACCAAGAGCAGAAGCATCAGTAGTAGCAGTAAAGGTTACTGCACCAGAAGCTGCAAGAGTTGTAAACGCTGCAGTGCTTGGTGATGACGAACCAATGCTTGACCCTGTAATAGTTTTACTACTTAATGTTTCAGTACCAGCTAGCGTTGCAAGAGTACCAGTAACAGGTAGCGTTAATGTAGTATTTGCAGTGGTAGTTAATGTAGTGGTATGAGCACCAGAAGTAGTAAGATTACCACCAATAGTGATAGTCTTACCAGTGTTAGCAACACCAGTGCCACCATATTCTCCAGCAATTACTGAACCTTGCCAAGTACCAGTACCGATAGTACCAAGAGTTGTAATAGTTGCTTGACCAACATAACTTGAAGATATGTCAATAGCATCAGCAGAGATAGAGATACGGTTATTAGTACCAACTGCATTTAAAGTATTACCAGTCTTAGTTAAACCATCACCAGCGATAACAGAACCCGCACCAGAGAATTGAACAAAGGTAATTGCAGTAGTACCAACAGTAATAGCACCAACATTGGTACATACATAACCATTGTTTGCACCAACAGTACCTTCTTCAACGAAAGTAAATGCACCTGGAGTAATTTCGCTGTCTTCATCAGCATCAACTGTACGAGTCAATACCCAATTGACAGAACCAGAACCAACAGTGGTAACTTTATAGAAACCATTCTGTAGAGCAGTTGTTTGATCTTTAACAAGAACACGCTCGCCAACAACTAGAACTCTACTGTCAATAGTAATCGCAGCTTGAGTGCCAGAGTTAGTAAGAGTTGCGCCAACACCAGAAGTTCCGTTAGAATATGTGGCAGTTAGATTACCAGTTGTAGTAACGATAACTGAGTCTTTAACATCAAGACCAGTTTTTACAGCATCAACATAGTTCTTAGTAGCTGCATCGCTAGATTGAGTAGGTTCAGCAACAGAAGTAATTCTCTTATTGGCAACATCAACACTACCAGTACCAGTTGGAACTAAGTTGACACTGTTATTACCAGATGCAGCATTAACAGTCATATTGCCAGAAGTGGCAGTAATGCTAGTGGCAGTTGCAGCACCAAGAACTGGAGTGACCAGAGTTGGGGTGTTGGCAAATACTAGAGCACCAGTACCAGTCTCATCAGAAATAACACCAGCTAATTCTGAAGACGAAGTTGCAGCAAATACGCTTAGTTTGTCTGCTACATAAGCAACAGTACCACCTGCACCGAATGCCACAGAAGAAGTATCTGTACCAGTAAAGGTTAATGTATTGCTTGCAGTAAGAGTTTTACCATTGGCAATTGTTAGAGTGCCAGTGCTTGAACTAATTGTTAAGCCATTAATACTTGTGGCAGTTGCTGCACCAAGAGTTGGTGTAATTAAAGTAGGACTATTATTAAATACAACAACTCCAGTACCAGTCTCATCGGAGATGGCAGTCGCTAATTGTGCAGAAGTTGTAGTTAGAGTATTGTTTGCTAAGTTGATAGACTTGTTAGTAAGTGTATCAGTAGTGGCACGACCAACTAGCGTATCTGTTGCAGCAGGTAGAGTTAAAGAGTTTGACCCAGCAATCGCAGTCGCAAGAACAGTAATTGTACCTGAAGTAGAACCATTAAATGTAGCACCTGTAGAACCAATAGTTGGACTGTTAATTGCTGGACTAGTTAAAGTCTTGTTAGTAAGGGTTTGTGTACCATCAAGAGTAACAACAGTATTATCAATACTAAAGTCAACTGTATTAGTTGCTGAAGTTACTGTTGAAGTAATACCAGTACCACCAGCAAATGTTAGAGTATCAGTCGCAAGAGCAATGGTATCTGTACCAGTGTCACCAGCGATGCCAAGAGAAGTAGAGATGGACGCAGTTGATACAGCAGTTAATTGACCTTGTGCATTGTATGTAATAACTGGAATAGATGTAGAAGAACCAACAGGAGTTCCTGCACCAGTTACTGTTGTATCAGTAATACGAATGGTAGATGTGTTACTACCATCATTGTTGGTAACAGTAATGCCAGTACCAGCAGTAACTGCACCGCCAACTGTATCAAAGATAAACTCTTCAAGAGTTACAGTATCTCCACCAATATATGGATTGTTAAGGACTAACTTACCAGTGCCATTTGGAGTAAGAGTGATGTTACCGTTGGTGTCAGTAGAAGAGATTGTGTTACCATTTAAGTCGAGGTTATCAACTTTAAGGTTATCTAACTTGCTACTTGCGTCGGTAATTAGTGCAGAAGATGCAGTTAGTGTACCACGAGTATGATCCAGTAAATCAGTAAAGTATTTACCACCAATAACTATATGGTTTGCTGCATCGCCAGCAGTTTCTGTACCGATACCAATGTATAAACGATCACCACCATTAGAGTCGTTATTGGTAAGTGCTGAATACGCTAACTCACCAGCACCAAGTGTTGTTGGATTCCCTGCTGTGGTCGATCTTTTAATTCTAATTATTGATGCCATCTTTTATTTCTCCGTTAATATTGTCCACCAGTTACATCTTGCGCATCAAGAATTGTAGTGGAAGTCCATTTATTTGTTGTTGTTTTATAGACTAAAACTGATCCATTTACTTGTCCGTTTGTAGTTACATCGACATCTGCGATATTAGAAACTGATTCTACTACGGCTGGATTAGCCAAATTCGTTGAAGTGTTAAGCACATATGTGCCTTCTGACACGGCAACTGTTAATGCCTCATCTGGGTTTACGACTGCTGTTATTTCTGACATAATTATATTTGAGTAATTTGAGGATTTACTGTTACGATACCTTCCACGACTCTGGTTTTTGTTCCAGAAGAAGAAGTAATCTCTACATCGTACAACCATCTTCCAGCAGGAATGGCTTCGGATTGACCACTTGTTAATTGTAATCGGATTTTACCAGTTGCAGCATCGTATATAGATGCGGTAAAAGCATATGCCACGCTTGATTGGTAGGATTTTCTGATTTGAGAAGCGACAGTGTACCCAGCCAGATTCAGTGCCTGACCATTGGCTGCAGTTACAGTGATGATATTACTGTATGTCGCTCCAGCGTCCACATAAAGATTGCTAATAGTTGCCATTCTGGAATCCAATAAATTCTATACATCTTATTTATAATACCAGAGACTGCAACTTGCAATAAGAAAAAACCCTCCGAAGAGGGTTTTATTTAATCAGGTTTAGGGTACTTTTCTTTGACTGCCAGACACGCATCGATATATGCTTGTTTCTGTGCTTCGTCACCCTTTACAACAGCATCTAAGTAATCTGCCATAGGAGGATATTCTCTAGATCTTAATCTTTGATATCTGTTGTATTCGAACTCAGCTTGAAGTCGTTGAAACTCTGTGATTAAAACATCTTCTTCAGGGAGTTCCACACCTTCAGTATGAATTTCAATTCCTTCGTAAGAATTACCACGAACAACCCACTGGGTTCCTTGTGGCATTAAAGATTCCATTGCTTCGGCAAAGCCAAAGATTTTATTTTCATTTATTGATGCCATTTATTAGTTTTCCTCTTATAGTGTTTCTATTGCAACGAATGCTGGTGAAGCAGTTGCACCACCTTCGCCATATGTCATTTGACCAGCCCCTTGGAACGCTCTCATTTGATATGTATATGTCCCAGCTGATGGATGATCTCTAAAGCAGATGTTTTGTGGTCTATTAGTACCACCCTCACCCCATTCTGTTTTTTGCATATTTAAACGAGTCTCTCCACGATAGAGAGCCATCCATTGCCATCCAGCATTATCTGTATTCATATCAGCACATCCAATTAACATAACTGGTCTACCGTTAGTTGTTATAGTTAAGCTAGCAACTGATGTAGGAGTACTAGTATTTACAGTAGTTGGAGTTGTGCTTGCGACTGCATAGTTTGCAGAAAACCCCATCTTTGCTCTAGTGATTGCACTATCAACAATATTGGAAGTTGATAATGAAGCACCAGCCCAATTAGCAGAATTATCTACAACATCAGTTGATCCTATTTTTAAAGCCATCTTTATTCCTTAATATAGTTCAATTGCGCAAAAGTTTGGTGCTTGGATATCGCCAGTTTCTCCAAATGTGATAGAGGAACCAGCTACAGTTCTCCATCTAATTGAGAAAGTGTAAGTCCCTGCTGATGGAGTATCAATCCAAACATTACCTATCGCTACGTTGGTGGAATTGGTAGTTTCAATTAACATTTCTTTTCCGAGAGCAGTTTCTCCTCTAAAAAATCGAGAAAACCCCCACCCTGAACCACCATTAGGATTGGAATCTCCACTCATCACCAATAAAACTGGTTTACCATTAGTAGTAATAGAACAAGATGCAATAGTCTGATAACTATCTCCAGAAATCGTAACCGCAGAAGCATTTGAACGATTTGATACCTGAGCCCAACCCATCTTTGCTCTGGTGATTGCACTATCAGTAATTTTGGAAGTGCCAATAGAATTACCAGCCCAATTAGCAGAATTATCTATTACTGTCGTCGCATTAATTTTAAAAGCCATATTAGTCCCTAATTACTTAAATCAATTCAACTGCAAAAATATTTGGGTATGCCTCAGAAGTATCTTCTCCGAACTGTTGCCCACCACCAGCTATTTTTGCAAATCTTAAATTATATGTATGAGTTCCTGCTCCTGGTGTGTCTAAAAACGCACACCAAATATTTTGATTTTGAGAATCACTAACACCTTCAGTTAAATGTTGTTTAGATATTTGAGTTTCTCCTCGAAAGATAGCAGTAAATCCCCATCCTCCACCTCCTTGTGGATTCATGTCTCCACTACCGCATATTA